GTTTCCGAATATTCCGCTCAAATAAATCAGTTTAATCTTAGAAATAACTTAGATATTCTTAGAGGGCAACCAAAGGGTAGAGTTGCAAACTTTTCACAAACTCTTGTAGATGGTTCATTTATGCCAACTGCGGTTCGTATGTCACAACAATACGGAACATTGGCAGGAGTGGGTGGGGAAACCTCTATTAAAAAGGCATACATTAATATAACAGCATCTGTTCAGATGTACGATTTAATGAATCAAGCGGTTGATGCCGAAACATCATCTTCATTTGCAACATTATTTACTGGCTCATCTACAATTGATGTTACAAGAGTATTTCACGACCCAACACCTGCGATTAGTAGGTTCTTCGACCCATATTCAGTTGGAGCACAGGGTACATTGAATTTAATGGATGAGTTTGGATTTGGACAATATTCTCCAGCAGCTCAGTTTTTATTGATGCCTTTATACGAAGATATATTAAGAATACAAGCAATTGAATTTAATGATACAATTCGTAAATCACAACATTCATTTAATATAGTAAATAATAAATTACAAATTTTTCCTATACCAACGAGTGCAACTCCTGCTAAAATATACTTTGAGTATATAAGTAGAGATGAGTTTGAACATAATTCACAAACTATTCAGTCGGACTCACTTTCTGATTATTCTGATATTCCATATGATTTCATTCAGTATTCAAATATCAACGATGTTGGTAAACAATGGATTAGAAAGTATACATTAGCATTGTCAAAAGAACTCTTAGGAGCGATTAGAGAAAAATATAGTTCAGTACCTATACCAGATGGAGAAGTATCCTTAGATGGGGCAGCATTGAGAGCAGAAGCGCAAGTAGAGAAAGATATGTTGATGACACAATTAAGAGAAAACCTAGAAGAGATGAGCAGAAAAAATGTGATGGAAAATAAAACACATGAATCCAATCATCATCAAGAAATGTTAAGAAAAGTTCCTTTAAAATTATACATAGGATAATATGCCAAAATTTGTATTAGCCAGAGATATTGATTTTTTTAGAAGTATAAGTAGAGAGTTGGTTGATACTATCATCCAAACCGCTATTGTATTGTTTAAAGTAAATACTTACGAAAGTAAAGTTAACATTTATGGTGAATCCTTAAATAAGACTTGGTATCCTGGTGTTGAAATGTATTGTATAATTGATAAAGAACCCGAAGGTATATCATATGAAGGATTTGGTCCAGATAGCTCACAAACAATTACTTTTAAAATAGATAAATTAACTTGTGAAGAGAAAGGAATATATCCTGAAATTGGTGATATGATTTTCTTTGACCAATCTTACTATGAAATTGATAATACAAATGAGGTTCAATTTTTAGGAGGACAGCCGGCAAATAATTATAGTATAGTATGTACTGCATTTATGAGTAGAAAATCAGATTTAAACATAGAACAAAGAGTAAAATAACTAAGCTATGGCTAAAAACCCAATAAGAGAAAATCTAAATAGAGCTCATCAAATTAAATCTGAAAAATCTGATGTTAAACAATCAGTATCTCTTTTTGATATTGATTATGCTATGATGACTTATTTAGAAGATGTTGCTTTACCAACTTTAACAGAAGGTGATGGCAATGTTATAAAAATTCCTGTTGTTTATGGTAATTCTGAAAGATGGAATGGTGCTAGAAGAGAAGGGATATTTAGAGATATAAAAGGTAAAATTCAATTACCTATAATGATGCTTAGAAGAACATCTATTACAAAAGATGAATCTATGCCAATGTTAAATCGACATGTATCATATTCAACTATAACAAAATATTCAAAAGATAATAGATACGATAGATTTACTCTTTTAGGAAATACAAAACCATCGTATGAATTATATAATATAACTATGCCTGATTATGTAGAAATTAACTACGATTGTATGGTATGGACTTCATTTACAGAACATCTTAATAGCGTAATTGAACAACTTAATTTTACATCATCATATTGGGGAGATAAAAATAAATTCAAATTTAGAACAAGCATTGCAGATTATAATGTAATAAATGAAGTAGGAGAAGGAACTGAAAGAATTAATAGACTTGAATTTACATTAAATGTAAAAGCATATTTATTGCCTGAAAAATTCGATGGAGAAAATACAACTAAAAAATCATATTCAACCAAAAAAGTTGTATTCGCTACTGAAGTGGATATGACTGGAAATGGTAGATTAGAAGGATTATTAACGACTCCATCTCCATATTATGATAACAAAGATATCATCGATTGGTTAAGTTTAAATAATTCAAAAATATTAACTCCTGTTTCACAAAATATATTTACAACTTCGAATATTAGATTTATACCAGTACCAGCTATTTTAACATCTACTGTTGGTAATAATGATAATTTAAAAGTATTCGTCAATGGTGTTAGATTATATGAAGAAGTTGGTGCATTTACAAAAACAATATCCGGTTCAAATTTAACAATTACATTTAATTCAAATATAATTGGGTATAATGTAGAAACTACCGCATTTGAAGTTGCTATAATTGGTAAATTTATAGATTTATAATGAAAAACTCATTTTTAGATATAATAAACATTTATAATACCGATAATCAAGCTCTTTGTGATTTTGAGGAAGTAAATAATACTTACTATGTGTTTGTAGCTAAAAATTGGTTTTTTAAGCAATACCTAAGAGATTTTGTTAGAATAAAAGATGAAAATAGAATATTGGTTTATATCAATACAATTGTTATAAATCCAATTGATTATGATATTGAAGAATTAGGAAATGGTATAAATGTAAAATTTAAAAAATCAAATTTTCCATATGTGTTGAATATTAGAGATAAAGTGCATATTTCAGCAGATGTGGAATTCAGAGGATAATGAAAGCATTCAATTCAAATACGAAAAAACTAAATAGGGTAGTTCCTAAGACTGATATAAACAATATAACAGGGGCATCTCTTATTGAAAAATTAGTAAATGATGCACAAATACAAGGAGAAAGTTATTCTGGCAGTTTATCGTCTGTTGAAAATTATCAATATCAATCTTCATTTGATAGTAGAACTAAGCAAACATTTAATACTAAAAATCGTACAAATCCAAACCAAAGTAAAGTTAAAAGAAGTGAAAAGGATTTGATATTAGGATTTAGAGATGATATATTAGATATTACAGCAAATTGGATATTCAAACAACCTGATGTAATAGAAATATTAGATGATACGAGAATACGATTGATTTTTAATAATGTTTATGTACAAGGAGCAACTACGATAACAAGTTCAAATTTTGATGTATATGTAAATGGTGTACGAACTCCATCATATCTTTCAATAGAGCAATCCGACACGGGCACTCATTTAATAATAAATGAATTCATTGGAATCGATTCTACTAATAAGGATAAAGTGAGTATTTATGTTAAGGGTAAATTTGAACAATAGATATTTATATATAATTAAGATACAAAGTAAATAAATGGCAGAGTTAATTCAACCCAAACAAATAGATTTCAGTAATTTCGATGTTCCAATTACAGGAGCAGTTGATTTGAGAGGTAATTTGACAGTAGATGGTGTTTCCACTTTTAGAGCAAGAACCGATGATGAATATTCGATGATTGTGAGTGGAGCTATGGCTGTGGTTGATAACTATGTTACAGCAAGTTTAGATAATATCAATAGAACAGCGGTGTCTGCTTCAATTTATATTCAAAGAGTTGGTACGGTTGGTACTACATCTCCTGTTACGGATAGTTCGATTCAGAATGTAGGTGTGATAGATTTGGGGGGATTTTTTTAAATTAAATCAAATTATCATTTTTATATTAAAAAATCATATTTATAGATTAGAATAACCATAACAATAAAGTAAAGCAAATGGCTCAAATTATAAAACATCGTAGGGGTAGTATAGGTAGTGTAAAAACCACTACTGCTAGAAACGCCGAATTGATTGTAGCATCCGGTTCAATAAGTAACTTAACAGGTCCTTTCGTATTCATTGGTTCACCAACTATAACCGATGAGGGTGTAGCTGGAGCACATGTAGCCGTATCAAAAATATACGCAGGAGCAAGTGCCCCAACGATTGCAACAGCAACTTATGGTTCGGTTTTAGATGGTACTCCTTTCTACTCAACAAATGACCAAGCTCTTTATATATTAGGAAACGCCGGCGCAGGTGGGCACACTAATATGGATTTGACTGGTAACTTAGAAGGAAGAAGTGTTACCAAACTTACAATCGACCAATTAAATGGTTCAGTAAATGTAACAGGTAGTGTAATCATTTCTCAGAACATTTCTGCAAGTGGTGATATTTCAGCATCAAATTTAGAATTACAAGGTAACGCAAATATTAAAGGTAATATCACTTTAGGTGGTAATATTAATATTGGTAATCAAAATACTGATTTAGTTGTATTTGCTGGAGAAATTAGTTCATCTATATTACCTGAATTAAATAATGAATTCGATTTAGGTAGTGGAACTCAAGCTTGGAGAAACTTACATGTTAGTGGTACTGCAAATATTCAAAACATCAATTTAAAAGATGTTCAGATTTATAATAATATTACTGTTAGTGGTTCAGCAACATTCGGTACAGATGCATCAGATAGATTAACAGCAACCGCATCAGTTTTCATTTCATCTTCAGTAGAACTTACAGGTTCATTATCTCAATTAGGTAACACAACTCAAACGGGTTCTTTGAATGTAAGTGGTGGAGTAAATATAAGTGCAGGTAATGTTAGAATTACTGATAATCTTTTTGTTAGTGGTGGTACAATAAATGTTGCTAATACTGCAACTGATATTGAAATCAAAGATAATACGGCTACTGCATTAACAATTTCAGAAGGTTCTAATAATTATGTTGTACTTAATACAACTAATAGTTCTGAAAAAATAACTTTAGGTAATACTTCAACTCAAATTGATAATGTAATCGTTGATGGTAAAGCAAACGCATTTACAATTAAAGAAGGTGCAAATTCTTACTTAGATATTGCAACATCAAATGGTTCTGAATTAATTACATTAGGTAATACAATCACTTCAATTACAAATGAAGTTGAAGATAATGCAGCTAACGCATTTAAAGTAGCAGAAGGTTCAAACACATATATTAATGTTGCAACAACTGATAGTTCTGAAAAAGTAACTATTGGTAATGATTTAGCATCTATTGATAATGTAGTTGAAGATAATGTTGCAAACGCATTTGTTGTAAAAGAAGCTTCAAATCCTTATATTACAATTGATACAACGAATGGTTCTGAAAAAATCAAATTACAAACTGCAGGTAATGTAGAAGTAAGTGGTATAACAACTATTCAAAACTCAACTCAGAATAGTACACATACTGATGGTGCATTAGTTGTAACAGGTGGTGTTGGTATTGGTAAAAATTTATATGTTAGTGGTTCAACTACTATCGCAGGTAACTTAACTGTTTTAGGTTCAGCAACTCAAGTAATTATTTCAGCATCGACTGTTGAAATTGATGATAATATTTTAAGATTAAACGCTTACTCTCCATTCCAAAGATACGCAGGTATTGAAGTTATGGATAGTGGTTCTAATAATGTTTCAGCATCTCTACTTTGGGATTCTACAAACGATTATTGGTTATTCACTTCAGCAAGTGGAGATACAGGTAAAGCAATCACAACAACTTTTGGAGCACAAGGTTCTGAAATAAGTTTAGCAATTAATACTGTACCAAAAGCGACTGGATTAAACGCAATTGGTAATTCATTGATTACTGATAACGGAACATCATTCGCATATAATACTGATGCTTTAATCGTAACCGGTTCATCTGGTCAAACATATATCAAAGGCAAAGTAACATTAGCAAACGCAGGTGGAACTGATATAGCTAATTTTACATCAGCAATGATATTCAGAAACTCTTCAAATGAGTTGGGATATGTTTCTACAACTACAACAACAAATGTTTTAACAGGCATTTTAGGATATAGAGAAGATACTGGATTGTTAGAATTCTCATCTAAATTAGATGGTGGATTCTTCTAATAAAAAGTAAATATAATTAAATTCAAAAGGGATTGTTGGAAACTTCAATCCCTTTATATTTATAAGAGACTTATATAAGTCAATTTCGTATATATCGTTTAAAATAGTACCATAGATATGGCTCAAACAATTAAGTTGCGTAGGAGTGCCGTAGCAGGAAATCGTCCAACTACCGCACAATTAGATTTAGGAGAATTAGCAATAAACACCGTTGATGGCAAGATTTATTTTGAAAAATCTGGCTCAAATGGTGAATCTATTCAAGAGATTTTCACAACAAACGCAACAAATAGTGGGTCATTAACAACTATTGGTGATGTAACGATTACAGGCTCATTATTAATGAGGGGGAATACAATTCAAACGGGTAGTTTAGTTGTATCAGCAAATAACATTCCAGTATCAATTGAATCTATACAAACTGTATACAGTGCATCAGCAAATGGTGCATCTAATTATGTAATAGATGGAAATTCTAACCCAACACTAACTTTAGTTAGGGGTGTTACTTATACAATTGATGTAAATGCTAGTGGCCACCCATTTTGGATAAAAACCTCAGCAACAACTGGCACTGATAATCAATACAATACTGGTGTAACAAATAATGGAACTCAAATTGGTACAATAACTTTTGTAGTAGCAAATAATGCACCATCAACATTATATTATATTTGCCAATTTCATAGTAGTATGGTTGGTACTATTAACATTGTTGATGCAATATATACAACAGGTGAAGTAACATTTATAGGAGCAACAACTGTTTCAGGTTCATTAAAAGTTAGTGGTAGTTTACTTATTTCAAACGAAATATCATCTTCGACTATAAATGGGATTGGTAATGTATCATTATATTCTCAATCAGTTGATAGTAGATTAGATTTAGTAGAAGCAACCGCATCTTATTTAAATACAACTTTTTCTACATCAGTTGATAGTAGAGTAGATTTAGTAGAAGCAACTGCATCATATTTAAACACAACATTTAGCACTTCAGTTGATAGTAGATTAGATTTGGTAGAAGCAACTGCATCGTATTTAAATACAACATTTAGTAGTTCAGTTGATGGTAGATTAGATATAATAGAAACTACTTACGCAACAACGGGTTCTAATACATTTATAGGTAATCAAACTATTACAGGTTCTCTAAATATTTCCGGTTCATCTACAATCAAAGGTTCATTAAGATTTGATTCAACAATAGATCCAGGTTCACAAAATATTTCATCATCATTTTTATTTACTTCCGCTTCTAATAATAATAG